CACCACTCGCCCGGGTGGTGAAATTGGTAAACACGGACGGTTGAGAGCCGTCTTCTTGCAGGTTCGAGTCCTGCCCCGGGCACCAACGTGTTCTTTGGGCTACTCCGCATCGGATGTGACAAACATGACGAGATGGAGAAGCTAGCACGTATCCTGAAGGATGAAAAGTCGGAATTCTACAGCCCCGGTGGATCGGGGATAAGATGGCGGCGACTGCAAGACTGTGGCAAGTACCCGAAAGGGAGAAACTACCCAGTTGGTTGCGGGCTCCAGGGTAGAAGGCAAACGATGATCCAACGGAGTAGCCCAAAGCGCATGTGATGAAATTGGTAAACATACCTGCCTCAGAAGCAGGGTTCTGTAGGTTCGAGTCCTACCTTGCGCACCAGTTTGCGGGTTGTCGGTGGAGTACGTTTGGCCTTCCAAGCCGAAAGAGGCAGGTTCGATCCCTGTAGCCCGCTCCATGAGTTCTTTGGTGTGACGTTAGCTCAGTGATAGAGCCCTGGGTTGTGATCCCGGTTGCATGGGTTTGATTCCCATACGTCACCCCAAAGAATTCAGGAATTTTCGATGTAGCACGAGAGGCGCCCGTCAAAGGCACGGGAAGGTCGCGGAAGATGCGAAGCACTGCTACGGTGCAAGCCCAAAACTACTGAGGACTCGCGGCCATACTGCACACCGGCCAGAAGGTAGTAAAATGAAAGTGCCCGCAACGTTATCGAAGGAAGACGCCTGACCAGATGAGCGAAGAGCCTGGATGGTCAGCTAGCTTCGACATAAAGCGGTAGAGACGCCCGAGCGGTGACAGTGGCAACACTGATAGCGTCGGATCGACAGGGACAATAACCCGGCAAAGCCTGTTCTTCTCAGCCGATGACCGTAGGCTATAAAACGGTCAATGGGTAAGTTAGCCGAATCGGCATAGCGGCAGCGGTCTTGAAAACCGAAGGCTCCCGGAAGGGGGTGTGTGAGTTCGAGTCTCACCTTGCCCGCCAGAATACAGACCACACGAGGAAGCGTGGCAGAGTGGTCTATCGCAGCGCATTGCTAATGCGCCGGGTCGCAAGGCCCCGTAGGTTCAAATCCTACCGCTTCCGCCATACACGGATTGTTAGCTCAGTTGGTAGAGCGGCGCCCTTACAAGGCGTAGGTCGTAGGTTCAAGCCCTACACGATCCACCAGAATGCCTCGCAGCGCATACCTCCAAACTAGAAGCCGTGGCAGAGCATGATAGCTCGACGGGAGTACAGGTAAAGCAGGCTGCGGGCACCTTTAAGTTGCGGATTAGCTCAGTTGGTAGAGCAATGGACTTTGACTCCATGTGTCGTTCGTTCGAGTCGAACATCCGCTGCCAATAGCAGTGTAGAAAGTAACGTGTCAGAGGGCTGCACCCCGTTGAAGACACAGCCTGTTGCGGGATAACTCAGTCGGTAGAGTGCCGGGCTCATAACCCGGATGTCGTCGGTTCGATCCCGGCTCCCGCAACCACTTGACAACAACACGATGTCGTGTTATACTTCTCATAAGTGAGAATGCTTCGCTAGCTCAGTTGGTTAGAGCGGATGATTGTCGATCATCAGGTCAGCGGTTCGAGTCCGCTGCGAGGCGCCATTGCCGGGTAGCTCAGTGGTAGAGCAGCATCTTGATAAGGTGTTGGCCGTTGGTTCGATCCCAACTCTGGCAACCAGATTGTCCTCATAGTTTAACTGGTTAGAACGCTGGACTTTCAATCCGGTAATTCGGGTTCGATCCCCGATGAGGGCTCCACACGTAAGGTGAATCGACGGGTTCACAAAGCCACAGGGCATAAGGCTCCCTCTTCGGACGGACTGGATACCCGGTAGAAGGTGGCAAGCTACGACATTACGCCTTGAGCGTAGCACGTATTCAATTTCGCAGAACCCGAGCAAGGTGCATGGGCCTGACTGTTAATCAGTGGTTAGTCTGGTTCGATTCCAGAGTGCGGAGCCAATACGGGGTGTTTTCTGGGGAGACTCTATGCTTTGCAAGCACGGGGGAGGGGTTCGATTCCCCTACGCTCCACCACGGATCGGTAGCTCAATTGGTAGAGCGCCTGCCTGAAGAGCAGGGCGTTGCAGGTTCAAGTCCTGCCTGATCCACCAAGTTTCCGGGTATCTAGCTCAATTGGGAGAGCGACGGATTCCAAATCCGTGGGTTAGAGGTTCGAGTCCTTTGGTGCCCGCCACACATTCAGGGTGTATTGTCAATCTGGTAGACGGCCGGGCCAGGAACCCGGAGGTTGTAGGTTCGATTCCTACCACCCTGACCATCTGTTGTTTCAAGACTGCGCCTGCGCAGTTTCTCTTTCTCCTTGGGCAAGGGTGCAGTCTTGAGACAATAGCACATCCCCTGACATCTTCGAGGTGTTCAGGGGTTTTTCATTTGGAGGACGAGTGAAGGTAAAGCCTGACAAGAGCCAGCGCATGATCTTCGCTCCTTGCAGCCGCAAACAGCAGTTGATCCTGCTGGATGACACGACAGACATTCTACTCTGCGGCGGCGGTGCTGGGGGCGGGAAGTCACATACGTGTCTGACAAAGGCTCTCAAGTACATCAATGACCCCGCAGCGCGTGTTTTGATCGTCCGTCGATCATACCCCATGCTGAAGATTTCAGGGGGCCTGTGGGACGAATCCAAGAAGATTTACCGCCACTTCGGCGGCGTGCCCAAGATTCAAAAGCTGACCTGGGAATTCAAGAACGGGGCCACAATCCAGTTCGCAGCTATCCCAGATGACCTGTCCGAGTGGCAAGGTCTTCAGGCCACGAACATCCTCGTGGACGAGTCGGCAGAGTTCACACAAGAGGAAATCCTGTTCCTTGCATCACGTCTTCGTGGTGCGGACTACAAGGGCCACCTGAACGTCACGATGACGTGCAACCCCTCTCGTGACTCCTTCCTGTACAACTGGGTGCAGTATTCGCTCGACGCAACGACTGGCGTACCTTTCGAGGGCACAGAGAATGTGGTGCGATACTTCATCAACGTAGGTGGGAAAATCTACTGGTCGTCTGAGTCGAAGGATGACCTGTGGGAGAAGTATGGACAGCCGATGGGCCTCGTTCGGGAGAGCGATGACCCCAAGAAGATCAACTTCTTGCCGATGTCCTTCCGGTTCATCCCGCTCACGATCTACGACAACCCGATCCTGCTGAAGAACAACCCGCAGTATCTCGCCAACCTGCTGTCTCAGCCCCGAGTCAACCAACTGCGCTACCTGCACGGTTCGTGGACGGCACGGGCCGAAGGCTCAGGCTTCTTCCGGCGAGAGTGGGTTGAAATGGTGAATCACCCGCCTGCGATGACAACCAATCGCGTCCGCTCTTGGGACTTGGCAGCTTCGATTCCTTCGGAGTCGAACCCCAATCCCGACTGGACTGCTGGCGTCAAGATGTCCCGCGACCGCTTCGGCTACTACTATGTCGAAGACGTGAACCGCTTCCGCAAGCTATCAGATGGCGTCATCAAGGACATCATCCTGACGGCTGAAGATGACGGGCTGGACGAGACGAAGGTAACGATCCCGAAAGACCCGGGGGCTGGTGGCAAGACTGCCAACTCCTTCCAACTGCGGACTCTCGCTGAAGCCGGAATCACTGCAACATCGGTTGTCGTGAGCGGGCACAGCGGGAAGATTTCCCGGTTCACTCCGTTCTGCACTCTAGCTGAAGCCGGGTTTGTGCGGATGGTGCGAGGTGACTGGAATGAAGAGTGGCTGACGGAGCTTGAGTGCTTCGAGGGCCTGCGCACGCAGAAGGATGACCAAGTGGATGCCACTGCGGATGCCTTCAACACACTGTCGAAGACGGTTGTGCTGCCGACATTCGCTCTGCCGAAACTTGAACAACGGAGCCCGATTCCTATGATTGGAGGTCTGAATTGAGTACCAGAGGCTCGCAGCCAATATGGAGCGGAGAGAAGCTAGAAGAGTTGAAAACGATGCTTCAGAGTGGAAGGACTTACGCCGAGTGCGCTGACTACTAT